TGTCGCATTGCTTCATGCCAAAGAACAAGACCCGAAAGAATCTTGCGGTCTTTTGTTGAATATTCGCGGTAAAGAAAAATATTTTCCTTGTCAAAATTTAGCAATAACTTCGCATCAATGTTTTATTATGAACCCTGAAGATTTTGTTGCGGGAGACTCTCTTGGAGAAATTATTGGAATTGTTCATTCACACCCGACAACACCGCCTGTTGCTTCAGAGGCCGACAAAATAAGCTGTGAGCAATCAAATTTGCCTTGGTATATTGTCAACCCTAAAACGGAAACATGGGGCGAATATAAGCCGTCAGGATATAAACCAGATATGATCGGTTTGCCTTGGGTTTGGGGTGTTTCTGATTGTTGGTCGCTTGTTCGCAGATATTACAAAGAAAAATTAAATATAGAACTTAGAGATTGGGAAAGGCCAACAACACCTGAAGAGTTTCAAGATGACCCGATGTTTGAAAGATGCGCTAAAGCTACAGGATTTGTTGAATTAAATAATAAGGAAAAATTAGTAAATGGCGATTTATTGTTTATGTCAATCGGGGCTGTTGGGTTGAATCATGTGGCGATTTTTGTAGATGGCGATGTAATACATCATTTAAGAGATAGACTATCTTGTAAAGAACCTTACAACCCTTGGTTGTTAAAATGCACAGGAATGAGGTTACGTTATGCTTCGCAAAATTAAGTTATATGGAGAACTTGCAA